TAATGGGATAAATTCACCGGTGTCCTTATCTAGCTTAAACTTTGCCATTAGCTACCTTTTTTGTGGGTTGGGCCTTAATGAGTTGTTTAGCTGCGGCAGTTTCCAATTTTTTAATAGCTCTTGATTTAGCAATTTCAATATCTGCTAACTCTCTGGCCACCTGAATATCAATTTCCTTCATGGCGCGATATTCCTCAACTTTAAGGGTTGATGATTTTTGGTTTTTATCAATTTCCAAACTGGTTTTTAGTTGGTCTTTTTCGGCTTCAGCTTGTGTGCCGGTAACAGATTGTCGCGCATTACTTTGGCTTTTCGCTTCTTCGGCCTGAACGTCAACTTGACCTTTGTTTTGTATTTCTTGTATGGTTAATTCTGTTTCAGTGGTGATTTTTGTCGTATCTAATTGATTTTGATGTTGAGCCGTTTCCATATCAGCCTGTTTATCATGTTCACGCACTTGCATATCAGATTGACCTTTAGCCTGTATAACTTGCATTTGCCCTTCAATTTTGGCTTTCTCTGCTGCTTCAGCCGGATCAGGTTGAGGATTGTCTTGTTTTTCTTTCTCAGCTTCAAGACTAGATTCAATGGCTTTATCCATAACCCCTTCAATCTCTGAAGCTCCCTTAAACCCTGCTAAACCCCATTTTAATAGTTCTAATAGGAAAGGCGTTGTTGAGGGGTCGGATTCCATAATTGGACCCACTGACTGCATAAACATTGATAGCGCGTTGATATAATCGGTTCGCTCTGCTTTAAGTTCAGCGTAATCAACCATTGCGACCGATTCAGGACGGATAGTAATGCGTAATCTTGCTTTGGAAGGATCTTTAATTAATTTGATAGCTTCGGGCAATAAATCAGCATCTTGACTGTTTTGCATGTTTGATTGTTCAGCGATTGTTTCTGGCTCAAAATGGATGGCTATTACTTCCGCTTTTAATTGAAGTAAGTCACTCGCAAATTGAGCAAATTCATCTTGTAGGGCTTGAATGCGAATAGAGCCAAATTTCGCTTTCATTTGTGTTTGTCCAGTACCTTCATACTGATTAACACTTCCTTGCATCACATCAGCCATGCCAGAAACTTGCTGTAATAACGTAATCGTTTCATCACGTACTGAACGCAATTTATCTAAAGCGTTAACAATATCCCCAATCGGCACCCAATCGACCTGTCCCTGAATACCCCCTTTTTCGGCAAAAAGCGCCCAGTTATCAACCGGAATTAACTCGTTTTCTATCCCTTCTTTAAACATACGTTTAATACCATCGGCAGCGGCATCATATACACCGACCACTTTTACGGCTTCAGTTAAGATAGCAATACGTGTCTGAAGGTTATCAATTTCATTATAGAGATCCTCACTAAGAAGAAAATCAGGGGTAGGAATATAAAGCGTACTGGTTGGGTTAGCTAAAAAGAAAGGTGGGCAAGGGTAAAAATCCCGTAATTTAAGTGGATCATCTTTGGTGTCAAGTATGCGTTTATACCCTTGGCTATACCAAACAACTTGACGTTTTTCTTTGTCCCATATTTCCCAAATTTCGGCTTTTCTCCAAGAGCTTTGTTTATCATCTGCTCCGCTTTGACCTTCAGACTCTTTAGAATGCTGTTGTTTAAGTTCAACCCCTTCAGCGGCTTTTTCTCCAAAACGTTTTCTTACTTCGTCTTTCGTTAAGTAGCTGCGAAAAGCTAACCATCTAATTTCTGTCCAGTTACGCGACCACGACCATAAAACATCATTCCAAAAATAATAATCAATCGGGGCCTTTTCACTGACTAATTCTTCGTTATCCCCTTCGCCTTTGGTTTCTACCTCATAACGAACCCGCGCACAGCCTAATCCTGCTGTTAACCTATCGAGTAAGGTAGACCGTAAAACCACATCATATTCTTTACCATTTGCTGCTATGTCAAGGTTAAGTAAGCGTTCCATTGTTGTGGCTGCTACGCGTCCCACATCATCGTTAGAATCAGCGTAACGCCTTGATACGTCCACCGTCGGAATATTGCCGTAAAGCATCGAATTTAAGGTGGTAACATTGGAGTGAAATAGATTGAGTTTAAAGCCTTTACTGGATCTTTTTATATCGCCTGAATTACTTTTAGAGTCAAGGTAACGTGAAACAATTCTATCGCCTTTTTTTTTCCACTCCTTCAGGGTTTTTTCACTGGCTCTTAATTCAGTGTCCCATAAGTTATATTGACCAACAGGGTTACTTTTAAAATCGGACCTTTCTTCAATAGCGGTACTATCACCGGCACTTAACGTTTTCATGATGATGCTCCGCTTGTTGAGCCAATGGTGCCGCCCTCATTAGCCCCTGTACTTTTTTTAGGTTGACGTAAGGCATCAGCTTGAGCTTTTTGTTTATTTTTATTGTGGGTATTGACCCTTTGACCGCGTTGATTGTATGGCATAAACTGGCTATTTTTTGAACGATTTGTGTATAAATAGTAAACAATCTGTGGATAAAAGCAAAGTTATCCACAAAATTAAATCCTTTTATTGGAAAACCTTCCTTTGTGGCTTGTCTCATTATTTTCAAAAAGGGCATCAAGAGACTCGTTTAAAACCAACTTGCCATTTTTTAAACCAATCACTGTTTTTTTTGGCGTATCTTTTTTTTCTTCTGCTCTAGGGGCCGATATTTTAATTAATTCACCCGCCGGTAATCCCATAGCATCGACTTGATCGTCATGGCGAACCACCGGGAAACGACTTAATTCATACAATAGTTCAGTATTCCAAGGGGCTTGAACAATGGTAATTCTGTCTTGTAGGAAATAACTACGAAGTGGGGCGGCTCTGGTTTCTTTGTCACGGTTACGGGTAGGGATTAATTTTAACGGTATGGCCACGCCTTGTTTACGGGATTCTTCCCATACTAACCGGGCATAAACTTTAGAGGCGTTATCATCATCCATGAGCACAGAGGTAGGATTGTACTTTTTACACCAATGAACCAAATCCCTAGCCGTTTTATCAACACTGGCCTGATTACGGTATAAATCCACTAAGCACAGATTTTTTTCTTCTGTCACGCCCATTACGGCAAAAACGGTATAATCTGACTTGTCGGTAATGGTTAAGGCAATATCAACACCGATAATAAAACGAAGCAGTTTCGGGGCTTCAGGGACTAATTTGATGAATTCAGGAGGCAACCATTCACCGGTACTTGTCAGTGGTGATTGTTGGTAAAGACAAATCCAAATTGCCGGGTCGCGTTTGGCATCCTTGATCATTTTTTGGGTAAACCATTCTGGCCATAGTGGTTCGCCTATTTTTCGGCCCAGTGGATCGTCTAAAGTATCGCACTCCATTGGAATACGAATATACTTCCAATCTTCCTTTCCTTGTTCAGTCAGTTCAATCACTCGGCCAATGGGATCTAAAGCACTCCACCTGGTAGCGATTAATAATTCACGGCCATTAGGCTTTAATCGTGATCGGGCATCAGAAAGCAACCATTGCCAAATTTTATCTAATTGGGTAATTGAGTTGGCTTGTTCAAAGCCTTTGACTAAATCATCCATGATGATCCAATCGGCACGTAAACCGGTAATAGTTGAACCCGCACCGGCAGCGTAAATAACACCCCCTTTTACGGTACTCATAGAACCAAGCGATTGAGCATCAGGTTGTAATGTGGTTTGTGACAATCGTTTCCATTCATCCGACCGCATAATATTTCTACGTCTACGGGCAAAATCTTCCGCTAGAGATTCACTGTTTGAAATACATAAAATGTTTAAAGTGGGGTCTGTCACCATCAAGAAGGTGGGCAAGATAACCGATATGTATGTGGACTTGGCAGAACCCGGAGGAAGGGAAAACGCTTCTTTGTCACATTCACCCGCAATCATTTTATGTAAATCATCAATGAGTAATTTATGATGTTTAGCGGGTTTAAATTTTACATCGAGTAAACCGGTAGGCTCCATGTAGTCTATATAATCATAGATACTTACAGCGGCCCTTCTTCGTTTTAACAGTTCTTCAGTAGCTTCTCTTAAATCCATGTTGGTTACTTTTTGTACAACTATCGTACAGAAACTAATCAATATCAAATTTAAGGCAAAAAAAAACGCCAT